TGATCCATCCCATTTGCGGATCTGCTGGCTCTAATGTGATTGGTCGGCCAGACTTCTTTTTGCCTTCCTGAATATGCAAAGTGCCATCCATGGCATAGGATTGAGTCTGCTCAATGGCTTTCCATGAGAATTCATCAGACCATAAAAAACCGTCCTCTAATGGGACGGTTTCTGATGTTGCTAAGCGGATAAGCTTCATGTTGATCTCGCTTGTACTTTTAACTGATTTACAAGTTCATTCATTAAAGATTCCTGTCCAGCAGGCCCACTAAATTTCATCTGCTTACCATTGAAATCAAAGTTATAAGTAACTTCTTTGCTTGGCTGGCCCATATCTCTAACAGATGGTGCAGAAGGAATCGACGGCGCGTAATTGTTCAAGCTGCTAGAACTATTCTTACCAACATATTGGCTCAGTTTCTCAATCTGCTCGAGTACATACATACCGTTACCCATAGCTTTCTGATTGTCGTAGGCAGATACTCCATAGTTTTTCTTCACCCATTCATTGGATGCAGACTTATAGTACCCACCAGCGACCGGCTCAGCAGCCTTAAATAACTCTTGTGCTTTTTGCTTCGCATCACCTTCATAACCAATATCCTTAAGTCTCTGTTCAATTTCTTCAACAGAAAGCCCGTATTTTGCGGTTTTTCCAGTCTTTGATGCTTCCATTTTGCCTTGAGTTGCTTTAAGTGCATCAGCCCAGGCTTCAGTTGAAGACTTGGCCTCCTCACGTGCTATTTGGCCAGCATGGCGATATCCATCACCAATACCACGTGCAGAATCTTTAACACGGTCATTAGATTTGGCCCATTCGTCCATGGATTTGACGGCAGCAACACCTGTGTCATCAATCTGAATCTCAAGATTACGGCCAGCATTTGCAGCATTGGTTGCAGCAATGACACCAGCATCACCGGATGCAGCTGCCGACTGAGCCGCTTTTTCATAAGCCTTTTGCACACCTCCTGCAGTTGCCTTGCCGCTATCCCGGATCGTGATGTAATCCATCAATGCTTGCTGGGCAGCCAGCTTGAGATTTTCCTTTGTCTCAATACCAAGACGTCTAAAAGCCTCTGTGACAGGATCAATATCATCTGGCAATTCTTGAGCTTGATGTTTAATCGCAATTAAGCCTTGCTCTACCTGACCAGTCGAAACTTTACCTTGATCACCAAACTCCTGAAGCTTGGCTTTGGCCATATCAATTTCGGCCTGACTCTTCGCTGTTTGGAGCCATGTCAGCCAGGCTTCATAGGTAACATTACCAGCTTGCTTGCCCTTAACCCCAAGATCCTCTAGGCCGGCTGCAAAGGTGGTAACATTTTTGCTATTTTCGGCAAATTTTTCAGAGACACGATTTAAGGAAACGTCCAGATCAATACCAAGCGCGGCAGCAGCTTTACGGGCTTTGTCTGTCGCATTAACTTGACCATCAGTTGCTATGGTCGCATCTTGCATAGCCTTAACAACAACTTTGCCGGCACTATCGAATTCAGCCTGTAAACCTTGAGCGGCTAACTGGGCATTAAGAACCTTTAGTTGCGCCATCCCTGCAGTATCTGCAGATTGAATCATTGCACTAGCTACAACCTGAGCAGCCTGAATTTTGGCATCTGTGATTTTCTGACTTTCAGCCTGATAAGCCTTTTCCTTGGCATTCAGTTCAGTAAGACCTTTTACAGCCTGATCAATCGCAGCCTGATTACCAGTTTTACGTGCTTCATATAGCTGTTGTTCCAGTCGAATGCGCTCATCACTGATGGTCTTATAATCAGCTTTGTGCTTTTCCTCCTGAGCTTTCAATTCAGTCAGTGTTTGCTGGGCTTTTTCAACCCGCTCCGCATTGGCTTCATCCTCAGTCTGACGAATCTCTCGAATCGCCTCCCTGGTAGCTGACTTGCTTTCAAGTGCCAGTCTGTTTGCCTCGGATGCATTCTTTTCGGCCTGCCTGAATAAAGCATCTGAGGCGTTTTGTGCTTGAGCAGACAGATCATCAAAACCTAGAAAATCTAATACTGAAGCACTAAGCGCATAAATACCGCCTGAAATAAACTGGATACCGGAAAGGAGTAGCTTCAAAGCAATATTTAGTCCGGTAGCACCATCAGAAACCACACCAAGTGCAATTTTAAAAATATTGAATAAGGTGGTTAGACCACTAACTTCCTCTTTACCATTCATGATTGCATTAAATAATGGAGAGATAGCATCCAAGGTAGACGTAAAAGCACTCCAAGCGGTTTCGGCGATCCCAGCCAAACTTGATATGACTGTTTTAATTGTATCGTAGACAGCAGATAAGGTACTTCTGATTGCTTCAAGAGTAGATGGATCGATTTCTGATAACTTGTCTTGAAACCATCCAACACCTTCAGCAACATCATCAAAGAATACTTTCAGGATTCCAAGATTGTCAGCAATGATTGATAGTGCATTAGCTACTGTCGCGCTTGATCCATTAGCCTGATCCATCTCCCCAATCAGAATTTGCCACTGTGTAGAAATCTTCTGTAACGCGTTGCTAATAGTGGTTGGAAATTGGTTATAGGTTTCTTGAATCTGGGTGGCTTGGCTTTGAACAGCCTTAATAACGCGCTCTGAAGAAAGCTCGCCATTCTCGGCCATTTTACGGAGTTCGCCAGTGGTAACCCCTAAACCCTTGGCTAAGGCTTCAGCTAAACCATACCCATTCTCCATAATGGAGTTAAATTCTTCACCACGCAGTACACCGCCCTGCATAGCCTGAATAAACTGCTGGACAGCTGCTTCACTTGCTTGTGCAGAACCACCACCGATCTGAATTGCTTGGGTAATTGTTTTAGTAAGATCTAACGCCTGTTGCTGCGTCATCCCCATTTCTTTACCAACTGTATTTAGTCGGGTAAATAAATCACCTGTTGCCTGTAAGCTAGAATTTGTGGCAAGTGCTACCTGATGAACGCCAGCCATTGCAGAAGAGAAATCCCCTCCTTCACGAGTGGCAATCTGAATACGGACAGATAGATTGGTGTATGAGTCGGCAACTTCAGCAAGCTCTCGCAGACCCAGACCGACACCAATTGCAGCCATGGCGCCAACAAGAGCATTCACCGCAAATTTTGCACCATTAAGTCCTTTTTGAGCTGTTTGTGCAGCACTATCAGTATTTTTTAAACTTGTGCTGGCTTTGCCTACTTCTGCCTGAAATCCAATAAAAGCCTGATCTGCTTGCTGAACTTCTTTTTCAAGTTGATCAATCTGAGCCTGTGCTTTTTCAATATCTGCAGGTGAGACTTTAGTTTTTGAAAATGCTTCAAGATTTTGCTTGGCCTGAGACAAATCCCCTTTAAGCTGACCTAAGGCTTTTTCGGCCTTATTACCAAAATCTGTAAAATTGCCTGCTGTAGATTTTGCATTGTCACCAGCATCTTTGATAATGCCTGTAGCAGCATTTAGAGACTGAGAGAGCTTGTCTGCTAATTCACTGGTGCCTTTAGGGATAATATTTCCCATTTCTTTAGAAGCATCAGTAGTCGCTTGTTTTAACCGTTCTGATTCTTGCTTTATTGCATTAAATACTGACTTAGCTGCATCTTCTGATTGCTTGATGTTGCCAATGAAACCTTTAGTGTCGGCATCCATGATTAATTTGAATGTTAAATTTTTACCAGACATGCTGACCTCTAAATTTTGGCAATAAAAAACCCGCCGAAGCGGGTAAACTCAAATATCAATAACTATCCCAAGGGATTAATTTGAAATTGATGTTAATTTTCCATTTGTAAAATGCAGATATTTTGATCCAGAATAAGGTGTTCTATATACCCATTGCTCAAACTCATTTTTAGCTGTGGTTGTTGTGTTAACTTTATCTGGATAGCCCCATGTTGATTTCTCAGCTTCGGACTTTGTCATTCCAATGCGCGGTTCTTTCCTCGCATCACGTTCGGCTCTTTCTTTTTCTCTGACTGCCTGCTGTCTTTTGATTGCAGCTTGAGATTGCTGAACTCGCGCATTCAATTCTTTACCTGGGCAAGGCTTTCCCTGATAAACCGTTTTTCCGTTTACAGTGCAGGTATAAACCTCAGCAGCGAAAGAACTTTGAATCAATAATACCGACGTCATCACTACTAATAGTAATTTCTTCACAGCAACCCCCTAAATTATTATTTTTCACATCATAACTTTAGGGTGCTGCCTGATCAATCAGAAACCATTTCTTTCTTAAATGACTCAAAACCTTTCTTATCAGATTGTGCCACACGTCCAGCTACGGCGTTATTAAAGATTCCCTGTTTATACAGCTTGTTTGCAGCCTTAACGTAGCCCTGGAATGCGCCGTATGTCATTTCCATAATTTCACTATGCTGATGGCCCATAGACACCAAAAACTGGAATGAATCAAACCAAGTGGAGTCATCTTTCTTTTTGATGCCGCGTTTTGGCTTTTCGTATTTGAAGTAAGCCTGGTTGATCAGAAGCACTGCCTTAAG